AGTCCGGGTTGAGCATAGACTCTTGCAGGGCCCTGGCCGCTTTATCCGCCAGGGCCCGCTCATTGGCGGCGATGAGGGACTGCTGGTAACGCTCGGCGGGGGAGTAGAGGTCGAAAGCCTCCTTGCCCAGCATCGTCAGCCCCTCCCCCAAGCCTTGGGCCAGGGGGTTTAAGATAGCGCCGGAGAGGTTCAGGGTATTTCTTTGCCCCGTCTTGTCGATTACGTGAGAGGGTTGGAATGTGGGCATTGAGTCCTCCTAAAGGTGGTCTGAGTATAGCAAAACGCCCCGGCCGAAGCCAGGGCGTGAGGGGCGGTGCCAGGGGCTACTTCTTGGGCTTGGTTGGTTTCTTGGCCTCGGTCTTCTTGGGAGCTGCCGGCTTCTTGGGGGCCGCCTTGGCCGTCTTAGACTCGGCGGCAGCTTTTTTATTGGCGTCCGCAGCCCGCTGGGATTTATTCATGGAATTGCGCTTCACCGCAGCATCCGTTTGGGTGTTCACCGAGTATCCCTCAGTTCGTTTGGGGGCCGGCTGAACTGCCTTGAGCGGGCCCGTTTTCTGGGAGGTGTAGTTGGCAGTCCGGGCTGCCGGGTTGTCCCTACGCTCCAAGTATTCCGACGCTTCCGAGGCAAGTTGAGTGGCAGTCTTGCCCGGATTGCGGGGTCTCGTCCCAGCCCCTACTGGAGTTTGACTGGCCAGGGCACCGGCCCCTCCGTCTCGGAAGCCGAAGCTACCCCGCATAGCCGTCTCACTGGACTCAGCATTTCTGACAGTTTGTCTAACATCCCGAGCGGTCGGCTTCTCCCCAGCTCGTAGTTGAGCTGCTTTCGCGTCCGGGGCCATGCCCCCCACTCTCCCGGGGCGCACGTTGGGGGCGGCGGAGGCAAAGCTGGACGAGGGGAGATTAGCCTCCACCTGACCTCCCTCCAACTGCAGCCCCGGGGGTTTGGCTACACGGCTGATGTTGTTATTGACTACAGGGGGCTTAGCGGGCTTGTTCAGCATAGCCTTGCCAGTCTCCAAGGCTGCACCCGCCCTACGCCCCAGAGAGGGGCTCATCTTAGCAGCCCCATACATACCGGCAGCTCCCAGCAGGGGGGGTACCACGGAAGCCATGAACTCGGGGCTCCCCACAGTTCCCGCCCGCTCTACTCCCTCTCGGGCCCCCAACCGGTCCCGCATCTCTTCGGCACTTTTGAAGGGGCCATTATATTTAGCCTGGTCCCACCCCTCTTCGTTCAAGGGGTTTAAGCCGGCCTGGGTAAACTTGGCCCGCTCTTCCGGGGATAGCTTGTTCAGCTCCCGTGCAGAAACTTTAGCGGTAGCCGCCGCTCGGGAAGCTTCCCGGCTCCGCGCAGGCGGGGGGGACTGAGGGCGCTGAGGACCCGTGGTGATGCCCGACTCGTCGTCAGACATATAGCTCATATCTACGGCAGGTTTCTTAGGAGCTGGAGGGTCCACCGCTTGTTTGGCACCACCCACGCCTCCTCGCGTTCCGCTATCGCCTCGTGCTGGGGCCGAAGAGGGGCTACCTCCCCCCATCCGAACACTATGCGATTGCCCCCCCGCACCTCCAGATGGGTGTGCGCGGACAGCAGCTCTTGCTCCTTGGGCAGGCTGAACTTTCCCTGCCGTCTCCCTCGCTGTAGCGCCCGTAGCATCAGCTCCCGCTCCATCGGCACCTCCCAAGATATTATCTACCGCAGCAGCCTCGCCCTCTCGTTGGAACTGCGTAGCCGCCCGGACCTGCAGGGTGATGTAGTTGTCGATGTCGTTGGCGGATGCGGTGTTGCCCTGAATCATAGCCCGCAGGCGCTCCATCTCGGTGACGTGGTCCAGTCCCTCGGGGATGCCGTCGCGAGAATATTTCATAGGAGGGAGGGCTGCTTGCGCCTGCTGGTTAGAAGCGATGGCTCCCTTGGTTTCCTCAATAGCAGGTGTGCTCACAGTGCCATTGGTGACCGACTGCGCCTGCTGGGTAGTTTGCCGAAGGGCAGACATGGGGTCCAGCCCGGGGTCAGCTACGATGCTGGGCTCCTGCGTTTGCTCTTTGTTGACCATGTCTGCCTCCTTCGACTACTTGCCTTTGATGTGGTGAGTGACTTCCAGGTTGGGCTTCTTGGGCTTCTCTTCCTTCACGAAGGTCTTGAGATGACCGGTGCCCTTGGGGCCACCCTTGGTGGTATTAGGTTTCTCGATGTTGGGAATCATTAAGCTACTACACCTCCTCCCGCTTGTTTTCGGTACATGTACCGGAGCTTGTTTACCATATTACTCGCCCCGTCAAGCAAACTCGGGTCAGCGGCAAACTGTTGATTGACGCCGGGGAACTGCTGGTCCAGCTGCTGAAAAGCTGCCATCTGCTCGTCCGTCAGCTCCTCCCCCTCTTCGGCCCCCATGTCCTGGGTTTCGGCAGAAGCCATGACAGGATTTACCTCGGGCACTTTGCCGGGGTCTACTCCCCCCTCAGACATCTTCTTGCCAGGGTACTCTGTGGCCCCCTCCCCGCCGCTAAGCATCTTAGAGGCTTGAGCCAAGCTGCCTTGCAGCCCCCCTCCCCCCCCTCCGCTTAGTGCGGTAATGGCGCCATCTGCCATGTCGATACCGGCTGCCACCTCGGGCATAAACGGCCGAAGGAGGGAGCGCAGCAGACCCCCTCCCCCTCCACCGCTGCCACCTTGGGGCGCTTGTTGCACCCGCGAATTTATTTGTCGGGACATAACTCACCTCCTAGATAATACTTTTGCCGCCCCCACCGCTGCCGCCTCCGGCGATTACGGTCGGGGTGGGGATGGGGATACCGCTCCACACCTGCATTGCTGTCTGCTGGGGCTGAGCAAAGGCGTTGGTGGCCAGATTGAACATGCGCTCAGACATTTGAGGCCCCACCATAGATGCCTGGAGAGCCCCTTCGAAGGGGTATTGCACCAGACCAGCTGCAGTTTGCTGGCGCTGCATGCCCATCTGGCCCGCAATCCCCATCAAATCCCGGCTGGTCTGGTTCATCACGTCCCCTTGAGCCTGATTCAAGCCGCTGTGATAGGGGGTGTTTTCAAACTGAGCCTCGGCCCGATTGAATCCCTGCTCCTGGGTGGTGAGCGCATTGCCCAGGCCAGCCCCCAAGTAGGATTGCTCGAAGGCATTGAGGTTGGGGTTGAACTGGTCCTGCAGGAATGCAGCAGCGCCGGGAGCAGCCTGGCCCAGCATAGTGCCGATATTACCCGCCACCCCTGCTGCATTGTAGTAGGGGGCCGTGTAATTGGCCGATAGGAAGTTGTTGCGGGTATCCACCGAAGCGTTGCTGGGGTTATTGATGTCCGCGAACCCGAAGTTAGGCGCAGTTGCCATTATGTGAACACCCCATTCTGGTAGTTTGTGGGGTAGTAAGCCCCCGCTGCCTGAATCGCTTGCATGAATTGCTGCGCCATAGCGTCCATTTGGGCCTGTTGCTGGTTAGGCTGGGCCTGTTGCTGCTGTGGAGCCTGCTGTTGGGGTGCTTGCTGAGGCTGTTGCTGCTGGGTCGGGGCCGGCTGCTGCTGCTGGGGGGCCTGTTGGGGCTGCTGTTGAGGGGGGCTTTGACCCCCCTGAGACTGCCCAGAACCCCCCGTTTGACCCCCTCCATACGCCTGAGGAACCCCGAATTGGGGGATAATTCCCGGGAAAAACTGCTGCAAAGGGGCCATAACCTGCTGCGCATTCGGGTAATTGGGGTTGTTTGCCAGCTGTTGAAAGGGTTGAGGGCTCCCCTGACCCTGCAATTGGGAGTTAAAGCCCATGTTTTGAGGTCCGGTCGCCTGATTTACCGCGCTTTGGCCGAAGAATGGCTGGGAATTGGCTGGATTGAAGGCTGCCTGGCCGTAAATGGTCTGCTGCTGCCCGGGGAAGTAGACCTGGGCGAACGGATTCAAGGGAGTCAAGTTCGACCCTCGCCCATAGGGGTTGAACGGGTCGTTGGCCGTCAGCTGAGCCCGCCCCGCGTTCACCAGCTCTTCTTGAAGCTGGGGATTGGGGGCTGGGGGCGTGATAATTTGGTTATCTCCTCCGCTGCTTTGGTTATCTCCTCCGCTGCTACCGCCCATTTTCCACCTCCTACAGTTGTTTCGCCACGACGATGTGAGATTTGTCCCACCCCAGTCGCTTATACGGGCCCTGGGCCCTCTCAAAATACTCTTCCGAGCAGTACCCGGTCAAGAAAGGGTGCCTTCTCTCTCGGCCCCACTGGCAAATGTGGTTCTCCAGCGCCAGCGTGTGCCGAAGAGGGGTGCCGTGTTGGATATGAATGCCCCTCACGAAGCCGTGCATGACCATTTCTACTGCCCCCGTGTCTGAATTTACCCGAGTGGCTTGATTCTCCGTCAAGATGGAGAAGCCTCGCACCACATCTCCCTCCCAAAGGAGCAGGATGCAGACCGATGGGGACACCAAAGAGACCTGGAAGAAGGCCTTCACGGTCTCGTAGTTGCCGTCTACTTGCTTGGCGTCGGGGCCCGCCTTGAATTTCTCCCAACAAGCGAGGAAGGGGAACCAATCTTCGAGCACCGCACGTCGAATTTCCCAGTTAGAGATAGCTCACCACCAATCCGGTAATCAGGACATTGGCCTTCTCACCCGCAGCTGCGCTTGAATATCCGTAAATTCGCCACTTGGAGATGAGTCCGGTGGTCAGCTCCAGCCGAAGGGACTCTCCGGCGGGCACGGTGGCCATGAGGACCACGTTATCGTTCCCCGCAGGCACCCCACTCGGCGCAACGTCGTCGTCATCCAGGAAAGCGAAGGCATAATCTACGTCAGAAGCCGTCATATTACCTAAAAGTATCTCCTGGAGCACCACATAAGAGCCCTGGGGAACCGGATAAAGCAGCAGCCAGGGGCCAAACGTAGTAGCCGGGACTACCGATTGCTTCACCAGGGGCTGCGGCTGGGGGGATTTGGCCTCCAGGTTCCACTGTTGGGCCTGTGCGGGGGCTGCCGCCTGGTTGTTGATGTTCCCCAGCCAGGGCAGGCCTGCTGAATTAGCCATTATGCCCACCTCATAGTCTGGCCCTTGGTGTTGAAAGACACACCAAGCTCTGCGATAGGGGGCCAAGTAGCCGCACTACCATCCAACTGAAGCTGGAAATGCTCGCCGGCCGGGGTCTGAGAACTGCTCATATAGTCTGCCATGCCGTTTACCTCCTGGGTGCCGAAGGTGTGGAGCTGCATACGGTCCATACCGCTACCGTGAAAGGCGCTCAGGCTTACTTGACCGGTTGCTTTGTAGGGGGCCTGGATGCGGATATGCAGTAGGTTGGCCTGCTCCAGCTGGTTGTTGGTCAATCTCCTAACAGCAGCCATACCAGAGCGCCAAGTACAAGCAAAGGAGGTGCCATCATCAGTAGTGTTGCCCAGGTCGAAGTCATAGATGAGTCCCGCCGAGCTACCCAGTAACTGGCGATTACGCCAAGGGCCAAGGCGAAATTCAATAGCACCGCCAATGCTAATGTTGGGTACATCTAGCGCCCCCTCCCACCAAGACCCATTACGTAGGTTGACGGTAAACAGTCGATGATTTCGGAAAGGGGCGCTGCCTGAAGGCAGGATGAGATGGTACAGGTAGTTCTGCTGGTCGATAACTGCGAGCGCCTTGTCAATCGTGGGCAGATTGACAACGCTTCTAAGGCGGGGACGGATACGAGCGCCGAGAGGCGTGGGGGTAACAGAGGGCCCTCCAAGGTAAACATCGTCATCTCCTAGCCAGATAATCTGCCCTTCGCGGAACCTTTTGATGCTCTGATGGGAGATACAACCCACACCTGATACGAACTGGCGGAAGCCGTAGGTCTGAGGGGGACCTGCCGCATAACCAAGGTAAATTGAATTGGGCTTAAACACCAGCAAAGATGAATTGCCATAATGGAGCCCAGACACGGGAGCTGAGTCTTGTGCCAAATCGACATAACCGGAACTACCTCCACCTACACCCCCGCCCCAGACTTCGCCGAGGAGGAAGTCAGACCATGCCACACGGTAGGGCACAAATCCTGTGTTGGACCCGTCGTTGCTCGTGCAGCACCCAGCGATGAACAGGCGGCTATCGCCGGCCACCACGATGCGAGGCTTATCGTAAATTTTGAAACGGGCCGTGGCTTGAAGGGATTTCACGGCAGTCAGTGTGGTGTTATCGTACCGGTACATATCGCCGGCTCCGGTGGTTACCCACCAGTATCCTTTGAAATTGCAAGAGGTGATGGGAATGTCCGCATCGCCCACGAGGCCGGTCTGCACAACAGCCCAAGCGGTGGTGTATTTATAAATATTCAAGGTGGTCGAGGTGGGGCGGGTCACCGCCATCAGGGTAACGTTGGCGTCAAAGTCCGTGTAGAGCGCCAGGTGGCAGATTTCCTCGCCCGCGAAGATGTTGGGGCTGTATATTTGCGCCAGACCAGGGCGGGCCCTCAGGTAGCCTTCCACCCATACCAGGTTATTGGCCAGGCTGGCCCCTCCGCTGGGGATGTCGAACAGGTTTACATCGGTGTGGAGACCCTCGCCCAGGTTGGTGATGGCCAGAGTCTTTACCTTGCTATCGAACTCAGGCATTAGTAAATCGACCGACGCCAGTAAGGGCTGAAGTATTTCTGGTGCATGGTGAGATTGTCGGCGGAGCCCCCGCGCCCGGAGGCAGAGGCCTTACTGCGGAAGATGGCCATCTTCTCCAGCTCCCACTGCTGCTGCTTCTTCACCGTGTCATTGCGAAGGGTATCCAAGATGCCGAGGGAGGCTTTCTTGCCCCGGGGGAGGTGGATGTTGGGCGGGGTGCCCATCAACGCCTTCTCGGCCTGCGCGGCCAGGGCCGGCTCATCAAACATCTGGGCAGCTTTCATAATGCCGTACTGCACAAAAGCCTCAGGGATCACATCGAGCAACTTGTGCCGAAAGGAGCCCCCTCCATCCCGTGTGTAGATGGGGGTGTACCCTTGAGTAAAACTCACGGCATACAGATAGTTAGTATCTGGGATGGGGTCGAAGACCAGCTGAGTGCGGTCTTCGAGGGTGCGAGCCATCACCTGGGTGGGCCGGGTCCGGGTGCTGAGCCCCATGAAGGTCAGGGCCGAGGTGTCATCCTGGACATCCAGGTCCTGCACAAAGTTGCCATCCTTATCGAACTCATAGACGAATCGGACTTCTTGGCAGTAGGCCCTGCGCCATTGGCTGGTGTCGCTCGGGGTGGTGTAGTAGGCGGACTCATTGGCGGGGGCCCAGATGTCATAGACCTGCACCCCAGGGGAGGTAATCAGCCAGCCGATGTCTGCCCAATTACCCCCCTTGAAGGGCACGGCCCCCAGGTTGGAGATAGGAAAGGTGGCGCGCAGTAGAGTCCCAGGGTTCGTGGTCAGGAACCACCAGGGATAGAGACGGCAAAGCTCATCCAGCATAGACTCCACATTGGCCTGCATGTAGCTGTCCACTGTGTTGCTTTGGCGCTGGAATCGCCCTTTAATCTGGGCGAGAGCGGTACTGACCGTCTGGGGCTCTAGTGCCACGCCACCTTCTCCTTACTTCTTCTTGGCAGCAGCTGCCTTGGACCGACTGGCCTTGGATTGCACCGTGGCCTGCGCGGTTTCGGGCAGAGACTCCAGCTCAGCCAACTCCTCGGGAACCAAGTCCTCCAGGTTGGGCATGTCGAACATCTCCGCATCCACGCGACCGACGCCGAGAACCTCCCGCTCTACATCCGTGAGGGGCAGAGGCGGGCGGATTTCCTCGGGCTGCTGGAGGTGCAGCTCAACTTGAGCCCGCATCTCCCGGTCAGCGATGGACAGTTCGTATTCGACACGAGCCGTCTCTTCGGCAATGAGCTTCTCCTGCTGGCGCTGAAGCTCTTCGTGGGCCCGCTCCAGCATCACACGCTTTTTCTCGCGGATGATGATGGACCGAGCTTCCGGGGTAATCGCATACCCTTGCTGATAGAGCCACTGAATCAAATTCACGGCCGATTTCTCGGACTGGAATTTGGCATCTAGGGAGTTACCATTCACATCGTAACAGTAACCGTCCTGGATATTGATGGGTTTGACCCCTCCCACTGCGCCGAAGTGGTAGGCGGGGGCTTTTGGATTATACTCGGGCATGCGCTACTCCTTATCCTTGTACGCCTGCGGCGGGCATCTCACGGAAACGCACGAAGGGGCGAACGGATTGGGCTCCCGCTCCAGTGCCTTGTGTGGTCAGCTTCAGCACCAGCACGTCGCCGCGCTGGGCCAAAGGCCAGTTGCGGGTAGTGGGGACGGTGCTACCGCCGAGGTTGAGGTCCTTGACTACGTTACCGTAGACAAGTTTGGCGCTGTCGAAAGTCAGAGTGGCCAGCGCATTTGCGATGGCCAGGGCCCCGTTGTCACGGACCTGCTTCCACAGCTGGATGATGGCTGCCACGGACACAGCTCCGGGAGCTGCCATGACTTCGTATCCGAAGTCGATGACTTGAATGAAGTCGTGCAAAACCGGCCACAAGACCAGGTCTGCGGGGGAACCTTTCAGGTCTTGGTTAGAGGCGGCCTCACGAATGTGGATCGTGTTATACCGGCCCTCAGAAGGACTACCTAACATAATGTCTACCTCCTACTTACTGAAATTACAGGCTGCCGACGCGGATGATGCGCAGCTCGCCGTCCTGGGCGAAGTTCCAGGTGCGCTCGTAACCACCGCGCCATACGTAGCGGACGTTACGGAAGCGGCCGTAGGGGTCAGCCACGGCAGCCTGCAACTCGAACGGGTAGACCTCGATGCCCACCACGGGGTCGTAGCCGAAGAAGACCGCCTCGCCCGTCAGACCACCCGCGAGGGAGTTGTTCAGGGCGTTGGTCTCCTCGACCAGTCGGAAGTTCTCGACCTTGCCGATTTCGCTGTTGAGCAGCTTGGCCGGCTGGTTGTACTTCATGATGTCGATGAAGTCGGCGTCTTCGCGGATACCGCGCAGGGCCAACGGGGAGATGACCGAGATGTAGTCGGAGTTCTCCCAGAACGGAACCCGGTAGGTGGTGCGCATCATGTCGTTGATGTTGCGCAGGTCCCACAGGGTGATGTTGCGGGTAGCTACCGCAGCCGCCGTCCCCGTAGTGGAGAAGGCGAAGGTCTTGCTGGCCATCGTGCCGGTGGGGGTGTAGATGGCGTCACAGTTCTTGAACGGGGCTGCGGCGATGAGGTCCAGGGTGGAGTTGGCTTCGTTGACCAGCGAGATGAGCGCGGCGTCAACGAGGGACAGCTCCGAGAACATGTCCGATTCCTGGCTCAAGGCCACGGAGTTGGTCAGCCACTGACTGGTGACCTGGGTGAAGGTGCTGGGGAAGTCAGCGACCGGGACATTACCAAACTCACCGATGATTTGACCTCGACCGTTGAGGTTCTGAATCTTCATGATTTGGTAAGTGTCGCCCATGTGCGGCCCGAACTCTTCTTGAATGCGGGCGAACTGGCGGAAACGCTGCTTGGTCTGGCCGGCAACACGAACGGTCTTGCTGGCCTTAAGGGTATACCAACCCCCGAACTGGGGGGTTGAGGGTGCCACACTGGCTCTGGTCATCATGGTCTAAGGACCCTCCTAAATTGAGATTCGCTAAGGATTGCTCCTCGCGATACCTCGGCAGGGGCCGGTCGAGCCGGCGTGGTCCTCCTACTACATGCGAAGATAGATTGTTGGTACTTTACTAAAATTCAGGGGCTATGCACAAGGGCTAGAAGCCGAAGGCTCGCTTGGCTGCCTCCAATTGAGTCTGACTCAAGTCAGAGCTAGCTTCTTTGAAACGCTCCTCAGGCGGGCGCATGTCGAAGGCAATCTCCTGGCCCTTGGGGGCAGCTCCCCCAGCTCCACCCATCGGGAAGGCGTAAGGCATGCCGATACCGGCCATGAGGTTGGGGGTGGGCTGTTGCTGGGGGGCCTCCTCTTTCTTGCGACGAGGGGCGTAGCTGGTGGTGATGTGGGCCGCTTCCTGCAGGGCAGTCTGCCATGCGGTCTGGACGGGGAGTCCCTGGCGGCGCAGGCCGGCATACACGCGGTCTACCTCGGCCGAGAACTGGGGGCTCTTGGCCAGGTCAGGATTCTGGATGCGGAAGCTATTGACTAAGTTCTGCAGCTCCTGGTTCTCGTGGTGGATGAGAGCGGCTGCTTGCTGCTCCTCTTGCTGGATGGTCTGCCGGATTTCCTGGCGCAGGACCTCTCGGCTGATGGGGACCTGTTGCTGCTGTCCCTGGGCGGTGGAGTTCCCACCCGCGATGGTATTCACGATGTCCTCCCAGTTGTCACTGGCGGGCTTGCCCTGAGCCTGGGGGATGGCATTGGGGTTGTGCTGGGTTACCTGGCGCTGGAGCTGGTCCCGCAGCAACTGGGTCTGCTGGTTGGAGTGCTGGCTGAGCTGCAGGAAGGAATCCCGCTGCGTTTTGATTTGCTCCTGGAGAGCTTTGTTGCGCTCCTCCATCCGGGCGAGCTTCTGCTCGGCCGACTCTTCCTGCTTGCCGGGCTCCTGGGCGGGGTTGCCGAAGAGTCCTCCGTTCGCGAATGCCATGACTTATCTCCTTTGGATTGCGTTTTGGGTCTGAGCAGCCCTCTTCAGCTTCTCAGCCCGGATGGTTTCAATGGTTTGGCGATATTCTTTAAAGGCACGTTCGAGGAACGTGGCTTCCGCCCGCAGTAAGAGGAGTTCCTCAAACTGGGGCGGAGCTTTCGCCAACCGGCACAGCAAGTCGTCGCGCTGGTTGATGAGGCTATTCACGAGAGCAGCCTCGCCCAACTCTGACGGCTGTAGCTGTAGGTCGAACTTCAGCACGGTTATCGAGCCGTCTGAATCTTGGCGAAGTTATCCTCGCCCCGGCTGGCCGAGGTGGTGCTGACAGCGGGAAAGTCCCGCTCGCCAGAAGTCTCGGGGTATTTGTTGTGCTGGAAGGTGGTCTCCTGAGAGTCGCCCTTCTTGCTCTTGTTGGTCCACTGAGTCTTATCCATTGCCTTACTCCTCCTTGCTTTTACCGTAGGGGCTCAAATACTGCGGGGGTTCCTCGCACTTGTGAGCCCACCCGGCGCTGACCGGGTTCCCGCCCTTGACCTCAATGACCTCGGGCTGGACTCTGGGCTCCCATCGTAACTCAGTCCGCTGGGACAAATCTACTATCGGGGGAAATCTACTATTATCATCCATAGTTAGTAACTCCTTCCTACATTCCCGGCGGCGCGCTCGGGGCGTTGGGGGTTATACTGGTCGGGCCTCCCGGGGTTACGCCGTTGGAAGGCATATTGAATCCTGGTAAACCACTTCCTCCCCCTGTAACATCAGGGACATCGTCATCCATCAGAGCGGTGACGGAAGTCCCATCTGCCGAAGGGGGGTTCTGGCTGGCTTTGTTCAGGATTTTCTCCGAGTCATAGCCCAGGTCGGTGGCCATCTGCTTGGTGAGGTACTTCCAGTTCACTTCCTGCGCGGCTCCGGGGATGGTGGCGACGTTGCGCATGAAGAAGGCCCCCTTCTCCACTCGGCCCTGGCGGTCCATGGCGGAGGAGAAGACGGTCACCGAGAAATCGAAGTCTGCCAGCTGGGCGAAGCGTTCCTCTGGCGACCAGGCTGCTGCCTTGTCATAGGCGTCGTTCCAGGCTTTCATCTTGGCCGGGTCCAAGCTCACGTCTTGGGGGAGGAGCTGCTCCTTCTTCTGGGTGACATACTTTGTCCACAGCTCCTGTGGATAAGACTGAAGAAGTCGGAGACAGGAGAGCCGAAGGATGGGGGAGAGCCACTTGCTTTGAATATTCCTAAAGACCAGCTTCCAGAGAGCCCCCGCGTCTGCGGAGCGGGCGTCATACTCACCCTTGCTCATCCTCTGCCGGCCCCGGGGGGCTCCGCCCATCTGGCCGGTTCCCGTGGTGGATTGCTTGCGCATCTCCAGCGCCTGGGTCACTTGCCAGGCAGAGGGAGCTACGTCTCCCATCGGGATGCGACGGATGGCCGGCTGGTTGCTGTCGCCCTCCACCGGGATGATGGCCCGGGGGTAAATCTTCAGGTTGCTGCGCTGGGCCTCGGTGCGCATCCGGTCGGCGTCATACTCGTAAGCGCCCGAGAGCGCCTCAGTCAGGTAGGTCAGCATCTGGTTGGTGAGGGTGTTGGACATAGCGAACACCCCGGCATTCTCAGAGATGAGGCCACGCCCATAAATATCGTGAGCTACGGGGATGAAGGGCGCATCCACGATGGTGCCTTCCCCATCCCACCAGGGAATCTCAGAGGGTCCGTAGACAATCTCCGAGTTGTTGGCCATCACCATGTATTGCTTCTCAAAGAGGGTGGCCCCGGTCTCCAAGTCTACCAGGTCCCCCTCGAAGAAGGTGAGGCGAATCAGCTTGCTGGTGGCCCGGTCCAGAGCCATAGGGCGGTCCATACGAACCATAGATACCTGGGAGGAGGAGTCGTTGGGCATGAAGCCCCGCTCCTTGGCCCGCAGCAATGCCTGCTTGTCCCAGTTCATCTTGTTCGCTGACATGAAAATGAGGCCTATGGGTAGGTCCAGGGTCCAGATTTTGTAGATGTCCTCGCCCGAACTGTCCTTGTTGCAATACTCCGTGGGGATGTTGCGGAAGTGGAGGAACGGGAGCTTGTCATTGGGGATGAACGGCTTGTCGCTATCCTTCGGCGCAGGGGCAAAGGCCGAGAAGAGGGAGGGGACTCCATCACCCTCAACCTCCTCCGTCTTCGGCGCACCTTGCCCCAGCTGAGGGGTGCCTCCGTATTTCACAGCCACCATGGTGTTGACGTGCCCGGTGATAACCAGAGAGTCCAGACCCTCCTCCACCATATCCCAGAAGCCCACGCGAGGATTTTTCAAGTGGTCGTTCACCAGGTCGCGCACGAGGTGGATGAACGGCTCCAGGCTGGCCACCTTGGTCTCGGGGCTCCACCAGTCGGGGCTCTGCTCAATCATGCCAAAGAGGGTGCCCACGATTTGCTTGGTGGTCATCAGGGCTTCGGGCATGCGCACTTCAGCCTGGTCGAAGTCGAGGCTCTCCGGGTAGTTGTTGTTGACCATCTCCCAGCCCCGGGAAATTTTCTCCCAGCGGTCGGCGTTCGCCGTAGACTCGTGGTCCCAGAGCCGAGAGAGGACCTTGACCATATCCTTCGAGCGTTGCTCCGCTTCGGGCAGAGATTCAAGCTCGTCTTCGAGCAGCTCGGGGGTGGGTGAGTCAGCCTTAATGGACGGGTCTAAATCCCCGGGTCCTACCATATAGTTACTGGGCGGTTGAAGAAAAAAAGCCATGGCTATCGACGCCTCCGATACGGGTTAATGAACTGGGTGGGCTGATAGCCGAGGGGGGTGGAGTGCATCGAAGCCGCCGGAGTCCCGAACAAATCCTGGTTGTAGCCCGTCATCGGCTGCCACTTCTCTTCCTGGCTCATGGCGTGGTCGCCACTCCTGACTCGGATTTCGCCCGAGTCTCCCAGGTCGAACATGTGGCTCACCGGATACCGGAAAGAGTCCATGATGTGCTCGTACAAACCATCCTTCTTCGGCTGGTCCACTGCCCCACTCGTGTCGCAGCAGTAGCCGCCTTCGAAGGCTTGAATTAAAATCTTGCAACCGTGTGCGTCGAATACTACCCGAGGGCGGCCGAAGGAGTCCGTGCGCAGCAGCCTGTTAGTAATATTCAAGCCCAGTCGGACGGTCATCGCCTTGTGCCTGGGCCGCATCCCGAAGTCCCGCATAATCTGGACGCAGCTCTTGTCGGAGTTGGCGCTGTGCTGGGTCGCGGCCCGGTCGCAGTAATCCTCCCAGGTGGCTCCCGGGAACAGGCGGTTCAGCTCAGGAAGAATCTCTTCAAGGAAAGCTTCCAAGTGGGTGTTCTGCACCAGCCGGGCGACGAACACGCGGAGCTGCTTCTTCTCCGGGTCCTCCTGCATGACGGTCATGCCCATGCCGCGAAAGCCCGGGTCCAGTCCGCGCTGGAGCGGGTAGAGCCTGTTCCACTTGTATACTAGTTGATTGTTACCATTATCTACCCTCAAATCCTGAACGTGCCGCTCAGAGAAGAAGGTGTTCATGAAGTAGGGCTCGCCCTTCGGCACGATGCCGTATTGGCCCTCACCCAGGCGCTTGGCCAGGAAGCGGTTCTTGGCAAAGTCCTGCTGAATGCCCTTCACGTAAGCCTCGCCCACGTTCTTCACGTTGTCGCGGACTTCGAACTTCAGGGCCCGGTAACGGCTGGTGGCATCATCCGGGTCGTTGTCCACGAAGAACCAGCGCCACAACCAGTGGAACTCATCAGGGGGGTTGCAGATGTAGAAGAGAACCTTACGGAAGTTACCGACCTGCTCGCGCATACGGCCCGCCATGGTGATAGCGGTGGTCTCGCGGATGGAGTCCGCCTCCTCGAAGACTACGAAAGAGTAAGCCGTGGAGCCGAGAGAGTCTGCCTTGTCAGACCCGCTGGGGGTCAGGGCCAGGTCCGAACTCATCACGATGCTCGACCCGTTGGGGAGCTTGATGGTGAAGTCAGTCTCGTTCTTGGTGTAGGGGATGCCGTAGGTCTCCAGGAATTTCTTTACGTCCTTCCAGGCGGACTTCTTCAGGTCACCCAGCTTCTGGCGGATGAAGAGGGCCTGCGCACCTGGGAAATTGAGTAGCTGTCGAATGATGTAAGCGTAAACCCCATAGCTTTTGCTACTTCCTGTGGGGCCATAACACTGGACGTGGATGGGGAGCTGGGTTCCGTCGCTCTCGGCGGGGACTTCGGAGAAGTCGCAGATGTCGAACAGCTGCTTCTGTCGCTCATTGGGCTTGAACCTCTTCGTGAAAATTTCTGCATATTGGGCGTTGCTCTTCAGCATCTCCCCCAGCTTGGCAAAGAATACTGATTGCAACGGGGGGATTTGCCCCCGCACCATAGGAACTGAATCTTTTTCAGACATTATCGAGCCATCTCCACGATGTCAGCCGTCTGAATTAGCTCCGACTGCAGTCCGGGGAGGAAACGCAGCGCCTGCTCGCCGATGATGGCCTTCTGCTCCACAGAGCAGTAGGGGAGGATACAGATACTGAGGAATCGAGCCATCATGTCGATGGTTTCCTTGTCATAAGCGACGGTAAGGGTCACACCCTCGGACATCTTCTTGAACTTCTCGGCCAGGTCTCCCACCGTCTTGAGCAGACCGGACATCGTGCGCGCCTGCTCCGGGGTGATGCGAGAAGCGGGCCCGAAGATTTTCTCGTACAGGTAAAAGATGTCATCCCGGGCAGCCTTGGCCAGGGCGGTGGCCAGCTTGTTCAAGCCCTTGTGGTCTGCCTGGTCCTCGAACGGTATGCCCATCGCATGCCCCACGATGTCTTTCGTGTTCTGGCGGATGGACAGGCCCACCCCCTCGCAGAACTGAACAACCTTCTCCAGGCTGCAGGCTTCGATAGATTCTCGGAACTCGACCAACAGGGTTCGGGCTGAGGCTAATTCATCCGCGAGGCCGAAAGGGTTGGGGTGCTCGCGGAACTCCTCATACTCAAATTCAAGGCTTGGGTGAACGGACTTGCTAGACATCGACTCATACTAGGACATTCATACCAAAAAGAAAAGACCCCGGTCTGTGGACCAGGGCCTGCTAACCAGAGGATGGATGTCTTGAGGCGTTTTCTAGATTACCGGAGACGGCTCCTGCTCAGGCTTGCCGTTCTTGGGGGCTCGCTTGGGCTTGACCTCCCGGATTTCCTGGATAGCCGACCGCTGCTTGCTCCAGTGCTTGTCCCCGCTGTTGGCGCGCTTCTTGGGGGCGGGGGCAGACTGGATGGTCTCCAGGTCCTCCTCCTTGATGCGGATGTTGGTGGCATTCAGACGGGTGGCTTTGAGCCGGCCCGCCTTAATCATGCTCTTGACGGTGCCCGGGGGGACCTGCAGCTTCTCGGCAGCTTGGGGGATGGTTAGGTATGACATTATAGTTTCTCCCTACGTTTGATTAGGTTGGTGGTGAAGGCGCAGTGGTCTTCAATCTTGCCGATACGGGCCGAAATCTCAGCCTGCTTCAGGAGTATTTGCTCCAACAAGCTGCGAATCAGCGTCATCTCGTCCTTGAGGGTCATGTGCTTCTCCTGTGAATCGTGGCATGATGACTTCAGTCATTCGCATAACCGGCCGAAAGGAGCCGTCCCAGGTCTGGGGCTTGCTCCCGTCTAATCCCACGAGGCCACTAGATGATATATTAGGCTCATACCCCCAGTCAACTCTCCAGGTGCGCCCGTCCCCCGTGGTCATCGGGCTAATCATTTTGGCAATCATGAACGGCAGCATATTCTGCGCCTGCAGGGTTGCCCACAGCATAGCCGGCTGGAGGTGTCCCTGCAGCTGAGGCGGCACTGCTTCGTTGGGGATGTCCGTGGCGAGGAACAAAACTTGCAGGCTGTTGGCCACCATTTCGAACAGGTCCTGGTTCTTGACCACCAGCTCCTTGTCTTTGTGGCGGATGGTCATCGAGACGTTGGTCCCCTTGTCCGTCTTCTCGGCCAGCCAGTCCATAGACCAGTCCTTCTTCGCCCCCAGCTCGGGCATCTCTACGGGCCAGCGCGGGTCCAGGGTCAGGTCTACTATGCCTCGTTCACCAGTTGGTCTCATCTGTATTAACTCC